CCGCAGCCTGATGCCGAGTTCCCGCGTGAGATTTTCTACATTGACCGCAAGACAATCGAAAATCGCGAGCTGGTTGAGTTTGAGCTTGCGGCTGCGTTTGACCTGACCGGAGTTCGAGCACCAAAGCGGCAGTGCATCAGCAACATCTGCCAATGGGTCTACAAGTCTGCTGAGTGCAGCTACGTGGGCGACTTACCTTCATGCTCCAAGGCGTTGGATGATTGCAAGGCGCACTTTGGCGACTATGCCGAGCTGCCATATGGCTCGTTTCCGGGAGTTGGAGGCTACTTCGCATGAGCTGGCGGTCTGATGCCCTGGCCCATGCCCAACGCGAGGTTCCGCGCGAGGCCTGCGGGCTGGTGGTGATCATCAGAGGCCGCGAGCGGTACTGGCCCTGTCGCAACGTCGCCACCGATGGCGATCAGTTCATCCTGGATCCTGGCGACTACGCAGCGGCCGAGGATGCCGGCGAGATCGCGGCGCTTGTCCACAGCCACCCACGCACCCCTCCAGTACCCAGCCAGGCGGATCTGCTGGGTGTTGAACACAGCGGCCTGCCCTGGTGGATCGTCAACCCAAAGACGGAGGTGTGGAGCCAGGAGCTGCGGCCATCGGGCTATGTGGCGCCGTTGATCGGTCGGCAGTGGGTATGGGGCGTGTGCGACTGCTGGACACTGGTCCGCGACTGGTATGGGCAGCATGGCCTGAGCCTGCCGGACTGGGAGCGGCCGTTGACGCCAGACGAGTTCGAGGCGGATCCCATGTTTGACCGCTGCTGGAGGGCTGCAGGCTTCCGCGAGCTTGACGAAGCCGAGGATCTACGGGTTGGCGATGCGGTGCTGATGGCGATCGGCAATGCTGGCCTGAATCACGTCGGCGTGCATGTTGGTGATGGTCTGCTGTTGCATCACCTACGCGGGCGATTGTCCAGTCGTGATCTGTACGGCGGCTGGCTGCAGAAGTGTACCGGGAAGCGGCTGCGTCATTACGATGGGGATAGGATCTTTCTGGAATGATGCTGCGAACGATCCGGGTTTATGGTCGCCTGGCGAAGTTCCTGAAGCGCCGGAAGTTCGAGGCTGCCGTATCCAGCGCTGCAGAGGCGGTGCGGTTCTTGCTGGCCAATTTTCCAGGCCTGGAACCTGAACTGGCACGGGGTCACTACCGGGTCAGCGTCGGAGGCTACGACCTGGCGGAAGATGAGCTGCAGCATCCATCGGGTAACCAGGAGATCAGGATTGTTCCGGTGATCACTGGCGCCGGTGGAGCGGGCCGGGTCATCGCAGGTGTGGCGCTGATTGCGTTGACGATTGCCACTGGCGGCTTTGGCGGTGCTGCGGTTGGATTGTTCGGTGCAGCGGCTCCGATTGCGCTCGGCACTGTAGGCCTGGGCATCGGCACCAGCCTGGTACTGGGTGGCGTGGCGCAGCTGCTGAGCCCTGTGCCGACGATGAATGCCTCCAGCATGGCCGACACGGAGAAGGATCCACGCAAGAGCTACTCATTCAGCGGCATTCAGAATGTCAGCCGAGCAGGCGTGCCGGTGCCTGTGGTCTATGGTGAAACGATCGTTGGATCTGTCGTGATCTCAGCCGGTGTTGATACCGCGCAGGTGGTTGGATGATGGCAATCCGTGGTGCTGGTGGCCTGTCTGGCACGCAATCACAGGCGGCATCTGTCTACACACCAACAACCGCGCGGGATACGCTCAACTCTGAGCAGTATGGGACCATTATCGACCTGGTGAGTGAAGGCGAGATTGAGGGACTCGTCAATGGTTATCAGTCGGTGTTTCTCGACAATACACCACTACAGAATGCAGACGGCTCCTACAACTTCCCTGGCACAACCGTAGATTACAGGTACGGCACACAAGATCAATCGTATGTGCCGCTGTCATCTGCTGTCGAAAACGAGAAGCAGGTCAATCTGAAGGTTGACTTCAGCTCGCCCGTCACCCGAACGATCACCAGCGCACAGGTTGATGCTGTACGGGTCACAATCAGCATCCCGCAGCTTCAATACCTGGAGGCCAAGGGCGATGTCACCGGCGCCGAGGTGTCATTCTCCATCCTGCTGCAGTTTGCTGGTGGCGGGTTTACCTATGTCCTAAACGATAAGATCAAAGGCCGAACGGGCGACAAGTACGAGAAGAGTTATGTTATCAACTTCTCGGACCTTGCCTCAAACTACCGGGATCTGTTTCCGATTGATGTCCGGCTTGAACGCGGCAGCTTCAACAGCAATCAAACCGACTCGCGCCTATTCAACGACATCTATTGGTCGTCCTACACAGAGGTCACCTACGCCAAACTCCGGTATCCCAACACGGCGATTGTCGTTTCCAGGTTCCTGGCGTCTGAGTTCAGCACGATACCGCAGCGGTCATATCGTATCCGTGGCATTAAGATCAAGATCCCCAGTAATGCCACCGTTGATCAAACCAACGGCCGGTTAATTTATAGCGGCATCTGGAATGGAACCTTTGGCGCTGCGCAATGGTGCTCAGATCCTGCCTGGGTGCTATGGGATCTGCTCGTCTCCACCCGCTACGGATTTGGCGATCACATCAAGGCCGAACAGCTTGACCGCTGGGCGTTCTATGCCTGCAGCCGCTATTGCTCAGAGCTGGTTCCTGATGGCTACGGCGGCTTTGAGCCACGGTTCTCCTGTAACGTCAACATCCAAACAGCAGAAGACGCTTACAAGCTGATTAATGATCTGGTTTCGGTGTTCCGCTCAATGCCGTACTGGAGTACCGGAGCGCTTACTGTTAGCCAGGATGCACCGCAGGATCCTGCTTATGGATTCACGCTTGCAAACGTCACAGAGGAGGGCTTCTCGTATCAAGGCGGCAGCCTGAAGACACGCCCCACGGTTGTGGTGGTGAGCTGGTTGAATCTGGACACCAGAGCCATTGATTATGAGGTCGTCGAGGATCAGGATGCCATCAAGAAGTATGGGGTGATCACACGCGACGTCTCTGCGTTTGCGTGCACCTCCAGGGGGCAGGCGCATCGTCTCGGCAAGTGGCTGTTGTATTCGGAATGGAACGAAGGCGAGATCGCCAGCTTTGCCGTCAGCATTGACGCCGGTGTAGTGGCGCGACCTGGGCAGGTTGTTGAGATCAGCGATCCAGTGCGAGCCGGCCAGCGTCGTGGCGGCAGGATCGCCACGGCAACAACTACAGCGGTGACGGTGGACGATGCCACCGACCTGCCTGACTCTGGCGGCACGCTGTCTGTTGTCCTGCCTGATGGCACGTTGGAGAGCAGGCCGATTCAGAGCCGCGCCGGGTCTGTGATCACCGTGTCACCGGGATTCAGTGCAGTTCCGAACTCAAATAGCATCTGGATCTACCAGACCAGTGACCTGCAGACTTCCACCTGGCGGGTGCTTACCGTTCAAGAGCAGGATGGCATCCGGTATGCAATCAATGCCATCGCCTATAACGCCAGCAAGTATGCCTTCGTTGAGCAGGGTATTGCGCTACAGCAGCGCGACGTTACAAACCTGAACGAAGCGCCGGATTCGCCTATCAATCTGCAGGCAACCGAAACACTGTATGAACAGAACGGCAGGGCATTATCCAAGCTGGTGCTGAGCTGGCAGGCACCACCAGGTGTTAGTGAGTTCCGCATCCGATGGCGGAGTGAAAACGGCAACTGGACGACCGATCAACAGCGGCGGTTTGATTATCAGATCCTGAATACAACACCTGGCCGCTATGAGATTGAGGTTTACAGCATCAGCCCAGCGCTGAAGCAGTCTGTACTACCAGCAAGCCTCAGCTTTCTGGCACTCGGCAAGACGGCGGCACCTGCTACGCCGACGGGTGTCAACATCATCCCCAGCAATGATGCAACGGCGATCCTGAGTTGGGATCGCAGTACAGAGCTAGATGTACTGCTCGGCGGCAAGGTGTTGATTCGTCATAGCGTGCTGCTTAGCGGCGCGACATGGGCCGAAAGCCAGGAGATCGTCGCAGCTGCTGCAGGAAGCCAGACACAGAAGGTCGTGCCGCTGCTGGAGGGCACCTATCTGATCAAGTTCGAGGATGATTCAGGCAACCGCAGCGCAGAGCCAGCTACGGCAGCCGTTGACCTGCCGTCACCTCAGCCGCGTCTCTTGGTGCGGAGCTATCGCGAGGATCAGGAGTCACCGCCGTTCAACGGTAACTCGGTGAACATGGTTTATGACGCCGGCCTAGATGGCCTGATCCTGGCGCCTGGGATCCTGCTGGACAGCCTGGCGGTTGATGGCAACTGGGATGCCCTGGGCGCCATTGATTCCGGCGGTTCGTTGCCGGGTACGGGTGAGTACGAGTTCGGCAGCACGTTTGATCTGGGTGGCGTGTTTGACCTGAACCTGCGCCGATACTTTGTCACCCGCCCGTATGCAGTCGGCGATCTATGGGATGACCGGATCGCGTTGATTGATGACTGGGGGCCGATTGATGGCGATGCGCTGGATCAGGTGAATGCAGCGCTTTACGTTCGCACCACCAACGACACTCCTAGCGGCTCGGCGGTGTGGAGTGACTGGCGGGAGTTTACGAATGCTCTGTATCGCGGCAGGGCATTTCAGTTCAAGGTGCTGGCCCGTAGTGATTCTTCGGATCAGAACATCATCATTGACGAACTGGGCGCCGAGCTTGAGCTACAGCAGCGCACCGAAACCGCTGGCTCATTGACCAGTGGCGTCGGCCCATACGTCGTGACCTATCCGGCGCCGTTCTACCAGCCGCCAGCGGTTGGGATCACGGCGTACAACATGAACAGCGGTGAATACTATGTAATCAGCAGCCAGTCACGCACTGGTTTCACGATCACCTTTTACAACAGCTCCGCAGCCGTGATCAGCCGGAACTTCAGCTACCTCGCGACGGGCTACGGCCGGGAGATCATCTGATGCCACAGC